ACAAACACTAGAGTCTGGAGAACGCAAGTTCAACACGGCCATTGAAAAAATAAAAGCGTACTTGGACGGTGCTCTCATCTCCGACGCTTACTACAACTACGAAGAAATATGAACACACAGGATATCATCATCGGAGCAAGCAAGTACTTTGGCGTGGACGTCACCTGCCCCACCAAGTACCAGACACCTCTTTGGGACGCCAAGTGTAGCGTCGTCAGGTACCTCGTCGGGGATAAGAACATCCCATACAAAGACTTGCACGCTCTGTTGAACTGCACAAGCAACGAGCTCTGGTTGCTCAATGCACATGCAGACAATAAGATGATGATTCCTGCGTTTCGTAATCAGTACAACGATTTCGTTAAAACAATTAACCCCTAAACCTTTAGCCATGTCTAAGGAAAACAACAACAACTACGTAGGTTACGTAGAACCCCACGTCTCTCTCAAGGTCAAGTTCACCTTGGCTGAGTTGGACCAGATGAAGCGCTTTGCCACAGAGAAAGGCAACGTGTATGTCAAGGTGAACATCACCAAGAACAAGGAGCAGAACAACAAAGGCAACGCTTGGGCTGTCATCGAAGACCCCGCCTCATGGCAGTCTAGCAAGCCAGCTGAAACGTCAGCAGACGGCATGCCGTTCTAATCCCTAGGGGTGGCGCATGGTGTGCAGGGAGAACCTGCAACGAGGTTTAATTCATTTTCCTCAGGAAACAAAGCCACCCCGACCCCGCCCTCGTAGCTCAGTTGGATAGAGCATCTGCCTTCTAAGCAGACGGTCACAGGTTCGATTCCTGTCGGGGGTACATCTCTTTTCTTTCTAGCCCTTTGCGGTGTAAAGAACTCAACCTTGTCGGGTGAGGTGGGATGTCCAGTCAGTTCTCGTGCTGGTCGATTGAAAAGAACTTGGAGTGATATCGCACCGAGAACATTGATTAAGTGGGGCCGCAAGGTTGAAGACTCATTTCCCCTTATGGGCATCAAAGACTGACAGCTTGGAAAGACAAGTACAAAGGGAGCTCGGAGCCGTGCTTTTGTTGGTGGCACGTGAGGTGTTCGACTCACCTCCTCCCTTCTATGTTTATTTCACTAGTTCCATTTATTATGCTCGCATTCGTTTTGTTGTGGGCTGTCTACATTGAAAACAACGAAGGATGAAGAAGCGTTCGACCAACCCATTTATTAACGCAGTCCGTGAGAGGTACATGGAAGAGCTGAATCTGCACCACCTCAGCCCTCGGTCCCTGCGTCGGTGGGCGGCAAACAGAAGCCGCTCGTCTGTCGAGGCCCGAGCCGCAGTGTTCAATGCCGTGTCGCCGTTTGTTGGTAGAGCTGAGGCGGCGTCTATGTTTTGGAAGGACCACAGCACTATCTTGCATGCCATCAAGAACCATGACATGTACATGGCATACAGCTCCAAGTATGGGCAGTTTTATGAGAAAGCCACACGTGTAGTTGTTGAGTGCTCAAAGGAGATGAACGTGTATCCTATCGGACAGTATCGTCACTACATCAGCAACGAGGCAGAGCTTGACGTTCTTCAGAAGACTCTCGATAACATCCAAAAAACTATTGACCATGTCAAAAACCGCGTCCAAAAGAATCAAGGACCACTGCGAGACTATCGCAGAGTTTCTGATAGAGAAGAACAATAAGTACGGGAACTCCGCGTTAGACCCAGTAAGAATCTTCAGCAAGGCTGACTCTGTTGAGCAACTGAAGGTTCGCATCGACGACAAACTTAATCGTCTTATGAACTTCAAGGAAGGAGTTGAAGACGAGGACGTTGTCCGAGACCTTATCGGCTACCTAATCCTGCTAGAAATTAAATTAAATGAGCAACCCCATCGTCACCATATTCCCTTCCATACATCAAGTACAGGAGCCAACGTACATTTCGTTGGAGACAGCGCTGAACAGGATACGACAAGGGAAACACACAACGAGGATTGATAGAATCCGTGACGGAGAGAAGAGCGAGAAGACAAAGCTTCCAATAGTTCTTTTCAGCGGGGAGTTCAGCGGCAGGAAGGACGACAATCTCAAGAGGCACAGTGGCCTCATCGTCCTAGACTTTGACCACATCGACGTAGAGCGTGGGAAGAATGTCATTGGCTCAGACCGATACGTTCGTAGCTGTTGGGTCAGCCCATCGGGTAACGGCATCAAGGCACTGGTCGAGGTGCAAGAACCATCCCGACACAGAGACCACTTCCGCAGTCTCCAGAAGTACTTCGACAGTCAGTATGGACTGGAGGTAGACTCCACTGGCATCAATGAATCACGCGCTTGCTTTGAAAGCTGTGACCCAGAGATTGTAGTCAAAGATGCTGACGTGTTCAGCGGCATGATTGGTGAGCAGACCAATGCCACCTACATCCAGAACATTGAGGACAAGACAGACTACGAGAAGCTGAACATTGCGGCACGCATGATTGCCAAGGCCAGTGATGGAGAGAAGCACAGCACTCTGATTCGTGCGGCTCATCTCATCGGTGGTTACGTCGGGGCAGGTAAGATTGAAGAGGACGTAGCTTACTACGTTCTGGAGAGAGAGATTGAGAAGCACGACTTGGATGACATGGAGCTTGCTCGTCGCACCATCAAGGACGGAGTGGCTCATGGCAAGACCATGCCTATCAAGGAGGTTCTTGCAGACGAGGAGCAGATTAAGAGGGACATCCTGTTGCAGGATGGTGACATGTCCTTCGTCTCTTCTGACGACGCTGACTTCGCATGGATTGACCAGTACAGGGAGGGCAACATTGAGGTCGGTCTGTCGACAGGCAACACTAGGTTGGACGAGAACTTCCGATTCAAGAAGGAGTTCGTCATGATTAACGGCCACAGTAACATCGGTAAGACGACGTTCACTCTGTTCCTCATGGTCAGTGCAAGCATGAACCACGGATGGAGATGGGTTATCTACAGCGCGGAGAACACTACAGCCGCCCTCAAGATGAAGCTCATGCAGTTCTGTTTGGACAAGCACATCACGAGCATGTCATATCAAGAACAGAAGCGTGCATACCAGTGGGTGAAGGAACACTTTGTGGTTATCAAAAACGATGAAGTCCTCAGCTACACAGATGTCCTTCTGTTTGCAGAGAAACTGCACCGAATGAAAGCCATCGACGGTTTGTTTATTGACCCTTACAACAGCCTGAGAATTGATGGCATGAAGGGGAAGCACCTTAACTCACACGAGTACCACTACGAAGCCGCGTCAGACTTCTTGACATTCAGCAACAGGTTGGGTGTGGCTGTCTGGGTCAACGCGCATAGCGTTACAGAATCTCAGAGGCAGAAAGACCCTGACGGATATCCCCGTGCTCCTTTTGCAGAAGACACCGAGGGTGGTGGCAAGTGGGTGAACAGGGCTGACTGCTTCATCACCCTTCACAGAAAGGTGCAACACACTGACCCGAACGTAAGGTTCTGTACAGAGATGCACGTACGAAAGGTGAGGGAGACAGATACAGGCGGCACCCCGACGCCATACGCAGAGCCTTTGTTCTTTAAGTTCAACAACACACACAGCGCCTTCTCTCTTGAGGGGCCTGTTCAAGGTTTCTTTTCTCCACTTGGTGAAAAAGTAGTGGGAACGCAGTCCAGAATACACCCTGACCTGTTGTAAACTATGGCGCATGCAGAGGAGACCAAGGAAGAATCTCACTCGTCCCAAGAAGAAAAGCGCCAAGTCGCGCAACCTTCGGCGCGATGGGATGCAGTTGAAGTCCAACCTTGAGACCTACTGCTACGACCAATTAAAGGAGTTCGACATCAGTTTTGTTTATGAGGGTGAGACCTTCATAGTGCAAGATGGATTTAGGTACCCTGGTATCTACTTCAAGTCGACGAAGGGAAAGGACTACATGAGGAACGCCACGGGCAACGCAGTCTTGCAGGTGAAGTACACCCCAGACTTCGTATCGCACGAGCACAAGTTCATCATTGAGACCAAGGGCTATGTCCCATCACAGCACACCTTCCCCATCAGGTGGAAGATGTTCTTGAAGTACCTAGTCGACAACGGAATGGAAGACTATATGCTCTTTATTCCAAAGAACAAGAAACAAGTAGACGAAACCATCCAAACCATCTGCCGTGAAATCAAAAACTCTAAGTGAGATTTACTGCTCATCGACCGCAAACATTCAGAGAGAAGCCACCGAGCTTTACGAAGACCTGCACACTGAGTGTGGTCAACCTCACATCAACTGGATTCGCGTCATGGAATTAGTCAAGGCGTTCAAGAGCAGGGTGAGTGTTGAGCTTGACACAGTAACTACAGCGTGCGATGAGTACAATGAATCGAACGATGGGCAGTTCAAACTTTCGTAAGAAGATAAGAGAGGGAGACGAAGGGGAACGCTTATGGGAGAGGTACCTTGTGTCAAGGGGTGATACTGTTATCCGTTCTTCAGACGTAAAGCCTCCAAACAAACGTCTCTACTGGGACTTGGAGAACCAGAAGAACACTCGGTTCGAGGTCAAGTACGACACGTCAGGATATGAATACATGAACCGACGAGGGAGCGATTGTCCCAACCTCTTCATGGAGTGGATGAGTTTAACCACGGGCAAGAAGTGTGGCATTTATTCAAGCGTTGGAGAGGCAGACATATTCGTTTACATTTTCAAGAAAACATCACCTGAGGGTGAGCACCTTTGCGATTACGCTCACGTGTTTTACCTAGAGGACTTTGCTGTATGGGTGGATGACAGCGGAGGTAAGAAACATGGATGGAAAGATGTCCCATGTAGTGTGAAGGGAGACAATAATGCGAGGGGTTGGCTCGTTCCAGAACAAGAGATGCTTAAAAACAAACACGTAAACGGATACATTAAAACAATCGAGCTATGAGATATCCAAAGCTTTGGGACAACGACGTCGACCAGAACTGGCTTGACGGCACAGAAGAGTTTTTCAACGGGATGAGAGAGATGAGAGATGAGCAAGTGATGACTGTCCTTGAAGACAACAAGGCCCTACTTGCTGATGGTTTTGGGGATGCGTTGATGGGTCATACTCACGGTAGTAATCCTGTCGCTGTTTATGACTACGAGCACTGCGTAAACATCCTGATTGAACGAGATGGTATGGATTGCGTCAGCGCTATTGAGTTCATGGAGTTCAATGTCGTAGGCGCATACGTAGGGGAGAAGTCACCACTATTTATTTCAATGAGATGAGAGATATCAAATGCCCAGAGAAGCGAGCCAAGATTCACGAGCTCCTCACCAAGAACGCGCAGTATCAAGCCGCCAATAACTGTGTGACGAATACGCCAGAACAGCAGAAAGAAATCAATGACTATTGTGATAGGGAGTTTATTCTCCCCATCAAGGATATTGATGAGCGGTTCTACAACTCAATCAATCCTTAATCTTCTCTCCTGTAGATAAGCTTTGAGCGCGTGCCATCTGTGGCAACGTAGTATCCAGGACCGTTGAGCTGTACACGTTGACCGAAGAGGTTGTAGTATTCTGTAGCTGAGAACGTGTCCTCAACAATCTCGTCAATGCTTGTGATAGGCTGACCGCATCCTACAGTAACCCACTGCTCTGGTTGGTCTTGGGGCCAGGTTCCAAGTGAGTCAATCCAATCAACGTCGGACAGGAATCCATACTGCCCCTCACCTACGAAAAGGTATGCGCCATTCCATCCGTCGCCGTAGCTGTCCATCATGTGAATGATGAACCTATCTGGGTCTGGCATCAACGCGGCCCCGAAGTACGGAGCACCTCCTCCAAGAAGAACCATGCTGTCGCACGTCATAATCTCCCACGTAATCTCGTTTGGGTACTCCCCTGCTGTACACTCTACAAAGACAGGGGTTACATTTGGCTGTGTCCACGCTGGGATTAGAACGAAAGCCGTGGCGATAGTCGAAAGAAACCTCTTCATCATTGAAACTTTTTTAGAATAATCTGGTCTATCTCTTGTTGAATTTCTTGTCTTGTTGCAGAAAGCTGCATCATGATTGTCGGAGAGAATCGAGCGACCTCAGTCCCGTTATCAAAGACAAGCAATGTGGGCACGCTACTAACTGTGTACTGCGATACAGCAACAGGGTTGTCATCAATAGATAGTCGATAAGACCTGCAGTCTTTTAGTTCTTT